TAGTTCGCCGTAATGAGAATTGACAACGCTATCGAGGCGAATGACATTGTCGTCCATCCCGATATACCACTCACCGTCGCGGAGGACATTCTTCTCCAGCCAGTCGCGGACAATCGTCAAGGCATCCAGAGCTTCGGGGATACCGTGAACGAGAACATTCTGTGGGACGATGCCGGGGGCAGAGAGTATCTTTGATCTCTGTTCTCTGGTATGGCAGACGAAGATGGCCCTATCGAGGAGGCCCATCTTCCCCAGGAGATCCACCGTCTTCATTCTCTCAACGGTACCACGTGTCGGGATGACGATTTTCATAATGCGCTCTTGAATGCTTTCTTCCACGCCACTCTAACGTCAACCCGCTTACCGCCAAACTCTTTCCACGCCGTTTTCGTCTCTTTCTCGACAATAGTAACGAAATCAGGATGATGAGAATGGAGAAGACGAGCAGCCTCAGCCTGCACCTCAGGGGTCCGGTACCCGCTACACCCACCAGTCGCACCGCTCCCATGCGCTTGGTCATGACAGTAATTATAGATGACGAAATTCGCGTACCCCTTCCGCAGCAGCTGAAGGGTCATATCGAAATCCTCCATAATACGGACCCGGAAATGGGCCCCTGTCTCCTTGACCATCATGCGGTTGTAGGCCAGCACGCGCTGTGGACGCGATACTTCAATCATGTCTTCCTTGACGTGGTTATTCCCCTCCCTGGAAGAAATAGATCCGTGCGCATATTGATCGAGAAGATTATGAACCGTATGGAACATATCTGTCAGCTGGGCTTCTGTTGGCTTGACGAGCTTTCCATCGGCGTTGCGGATGGCAAACTTGAGATCGTCATCGAGCATGATTATCTTCTCGTAACGAGAGAACTTCATGATCATATTCCGAACAGCGCCAATTCCTTTGACCTCTGCCGGTCGTTCCCATACGGTGCACCCGTATTTCTTCACCAGGAACGGCTTTTCACCAACCCCGCAAACGAGAGTCGTAATCCTTTTCGCCCATGCTGGGAGAGACACGAAGGTTGCCTGTTCCTGCCGGCCGAGAGTCGGGATGTAGATTCTCATACGCCGTTGTACTTTGCTTTCGGGCGACCCTCTTTGTACTTCGCGCGGAGGTACTTGTCGACCTCACAAAGACTGTGCTCGATGTCGCGCATCTCGAGCGGCTTCATACCGGGTGCGAGGTAGCGCGCGGAGATGTTCAGGAGGTGCCTCATGTAGACGTTGCAGTCCCGCGGTTTCGTTCCGATCTGCCCCGTCCAGATGCGGCTGATGCCACGCTTGGCTCCAGGACCAGCGTTCGCCCACAGCATGTGATCGCTGCGATCGTAGTACCGTGACCAGCGGAGGTCAGTGGCAATCTCGTACGCTACGAACGGTCCGCACGACGGCAGGTCCTTGAGCTGGTCCCACATCGTACGGATGCTGCACGCCGGAGCTCCTTTCCTGGCGAAGGGAGGAGGATTTCGCCAGATCGCCCGTAGGCACGACGCCGAGTACTGGTACTTCGGCCCGCTCTGGCCGCCAGCGGTGATGATGTAGGCGGCACCGTAGATGTTCTGCTTCTCTTGCAGATCGCCGAGGATGCCTTCGATGTTCGCTACCCACTTTTCGTCCATAGGAAACCCGATGGCCTCGAGCGTGGGGATCCAGTTGAACAGACGCGCGACCACCATGGCGAACCACAGATTCGGGTGGTCCTTGTACGGCTCGCGCCAGTGCTTCCGCGTCCAGATCGTCACCTTATCCAGCTCGCGGTAGACGTTGCAGAAGCGGTAGGACTGCAGGATCTCATCCTTTGTCCACGGCTTCGGCGACTTGAGAACCTTCGATTTGTTGTAGATGAGGTGTCGCTCGTTGATCCAATACCAGAAGGCATCGAACGACGGCTTGTGGTAATTGGCCGTCGGAAATTCCGGTAGGGTCATGGCTTCCTCAGTGTGAATCGTGGCTTCAGGTAGAGCGGATCGTTCTTCGGGAGATTACCGAAGAGGTTGTTCTTCTTGATGATGTCGTAGACGTGCTCGTTGAGACGGTAGAAAGAGGACGCCGGTCGCAGCGTACCAGTCTTCACCAGGACCTTGCCGTACTCAACGGTTCCAGTTCTTGCGAGCTTCGTAAGGATTGAAGCGATAGTGTCCCGCGATAGACCCTTGACCCGTGTCTGTAGAAGATTGACGTTACACTGCTCATCTTCGTAAAGATCAAAGAGTCCTCTAACCACTCTAACAGTGAGAATGTCTGGTGTATGGACAACGACTCTTCGGACAAGTCGCATAATCCTCTCATCAAGAAGGTTCTCTGTTCCAAAGTGGATGGAAAGTCCTTGTGCCAGCTTCGTGAATTGAGTGGCAAGGCGAGGCGGAGCTTCCATGATTGGCGACATCTGTTGGATGTCTGTGAACCTGTCGCTGGGAGCGACGGCACGGAGCCGAGCGCATACAGTTGCCAGCTCGGAAATAACGACGGCGAATCGGTCGTCCGGTTTAGGAGTATCATCGATGTCTATCTTTCTCACCAGGGACCGGACGCACGCTTGCTTCAGCTCCTCGCGCATTTCCTTTTCGTCGCCGCAGTTGGTAATCGCTTTGTATGCACGAGTGATATCGTCGTCGCGGTCAATTTCGCGATCAGCACGGAACTTGAGGAACCGTTCGCCCATTGCAACGGAATCGAACGCATCGATCGCCGGCGTAACCCCGGCAATGATAGAGAAATGAAGATTCTCATACTCCCGCTTAACCCCGTTTCCGAAGATCTTCGAAGCTGAGCCGTCGTAAGCGTCCCGCAGAATACCAAAGACTTCGTCCCGCTCCGCCTCGTTTCCTTGTAGAAGCGGTGTAAGATCCTTGATGATGATTGCGGCACGCTCATTCTCCATAGCAGCGAATAGCGAGGGGTCGACATTCCCCTGGAGCTGATAGCCACTGATGAGTGACTTGGTCGTCACGGTTGACAGCGGATAGCACCGGTGATAAGCCGACACCGGGATCAACGTCTCAGACTTCGATGCCGACGGCGGGGACACCACCATCAGCCAGAGCGGGTTCCCTGGAAGGTAGGTGGACCACATGCATCCCATGACGATGTCGAGCAGATCACAGTTCTCGAGGTGCAGCCACTTCTTGAACGTGGCGTGCAGCTCCTTCACCGTGATGGGCGGGAGCTTGTCCTGTTCATTCTCCTGCTCGCTGTGCTTCTTCTCCTCCTCATTGCCCTCGACCCCTGGCGCACGCGTCTGCAGATGCGTCTGGACGTACTCGAACGCCGCGCTCAGGGTCTTGAGGTTGTCCTTGACGACATCGCGGATGTCATACCCCTCTTCCATGTCCTCATCCCAATGGATGAAGCGGATCTTCTTCGTCTGGCCCTTGTTGAGGCGGAAGAAACGCTCCGCACCCTTCTTCCCCGGCTCATCGTTGTCGTAGAGAGCAATGATGTCAGCGCCAGCGACGCCGGGCGACCACTCATTCTTCCAGGTACCAGCGCCGGGGACCGCCCATACGACACCGGGCTTCTTCAGCATCTTGAGGAGGTAGCGCCACGCAACTCGGTCCCACTCGCCCTCACAGATGTAAAGCGGCTCGTTCTTGCGGATCTTCTCCTGACACCCGATGAGCCCGAGGTCCACACCCCGCGCCTGCATGATCTTGAAGCCCTCTTTCGTCTCGTGTGCGGTACGGAGCCCAACGAAAGTACCGTCGAACCGCGTCGTCTTGAAGACGATCTTACCGCTGGCAGAATCGAACCCGAGATTGGGGTCGTCTAAAAATGCCTCAACAGGAAGGCCACGATTCGATGCGAAACGCTTAATCGATGTGGGAGAAACATCTTTTCGATAGACCTTATCGAAGAGCGCTCCGGGGAGAGACGTGGCGTTACCGCTTTCATTACAGACTTTGCAGTTGTAAGTAGTCTTCGTAGGGTGGACATAGAATTTGGACTTTCCGCAGAACGGGCAATCACCCAGGAGCTGGCTACCAGACTCAGTGAGATCAATTCCGTATGCCGAGAAAGCCTCAATGGCTTCGTCGGTCATGCTGCGAGCTCGATCTCAGTGGCGCTGGACCAGCGCTCGGTTGCGATTTTCATGCCGACAGGGAAACGGATCGGTGCTCCTAAGAACTTGTAGTCTTCAGTCATGGCGTTGCAGATAGCACGCATTGTCGTCTCCGAATGAATTGATTTATCAGCTTCTATGACAAGTTCGTCATGAATCTGCAGCAGAAGGTCTAGCTTGCCAGGGTATTTTTGAATAGCTAGCTGATGCACGTTGACCATTGCACCCTTCATCAGGTCCGCAGCGGTTCCTTGAATGGCGTAGTTGGTCGCGCGGTACGCGAGATTCGGGTCGACACGATAGACACGGTCGTACGGGGTCTTGACATACCCGTGCCTCTTGGCGAAACGGATGGTGTCCTCCATGAACTTGCTGACCGCCGGGAACCTGACGTCATAGTCAGCATCGAACTGCGCCGCCTGCTCCAGCGTGCTGTCGGACATGAGAGCGATCTTGCCGAGGCCTCCGCCGTACACCTTGCAGAAATTCAGATTCTTGGCGATCTTGCGAATCATCTTCGCTGCCTTGACGTGCTTCTTCTGAAGCGGTGTCAGGTATTTATCGGGGTCCTTCTCGTGCTGGTGTGCCTTGAGAATCTTCTTGGCGTCCTTTACGATCTGTCGGTCGTAAGCGTCAGGCCAGATCATGTCAGCTACGATCTGATGTGCGTCACCACCCTTAGCCAGAGAATCGATGAACTCTTGGTCCTTACTAAGGAGAGCCAAGAGCCAGATTTCAATCTGGGAATAGTCGGGTATGTAAAAGAGCTTGCCCTTCCTGGGGACGAAGCACTCGCGCACGCGGTACGGCAGATCAACCCGCTTCTTACCAGAGTCGTCGCTGGCCACGTTCTGCAGATTGGGCTTCTCGCACGAGAGACGCGCGGTCTTGACCTTAGCCTGCCGGTAGTTCGGATGAATAACCCACTCGCCATCCTCAAGCACCATCAGATGCTTGTAGGCTTTGACGAACGTCATCATCGTATTGGCGGCAGAATTGTAGAGCAGATTGTAGGCGAGCGGATCTTTCTGGCTAGGATTCTCGTCCTCGTCGTACTGGATGCCGATACTCTCCAGGAAATCGCCGTCACATTTCGGGTTCTTCCCTTCGCCTTTGCACACTCCGCACGTCTTCATTCCACCGATCTTGAACTTCTCCCCTGTCCCTTTGCAGTGTACGCATTTCGTCCACTGCTTTCCGCGTCCACCCCCTCCGTTCTTGCTCTTCTTAAAGGAGAAGGCCAGTGGGGTATGCCCCAGCTTGTCGAAGAAGATTACCTGCTTCTGAGGAGAACTATTGGGATTGAACGGCTTACCGTTGAGGAGCTTGTCAGTTATCTTCTTGATGGCTGCCTGCGACCTGTCAGTCACAGCCGTATAGAACTTGTCCAGCTCTTGGACATTCGCCTTGTCAACTGCAGTACCCTTCTTCTCCATCGCAAATATGACATGCATCGCGCGCAGCTCTCGGGCGTACACCTCTACCTGATCGGCGTTCTCCTTGAAGAACTCCTCCTGGTGAAGGAAGAGCGACATCGTCCGCAGCGCATCGCGCTCACCGTACGTGCGCGTGAGACCGGGATCCGCGAGATGATAGTCACCCTTGACGTTATCGGACAGCGGCCAACCGTTCTTCTTCCCTAAGCGCCGGCCGGCAATGGTGCTCTTCTGCAAATCAGCTTCGTCGTCAGCCGGTATGTCGAGAAATTCCTCACCTATCTGTTTCAGCCCGAGGGAACCGCTCTCTGAGTTGATGATGTGCATGCGGATCATCGTCTCATGGATGACCCCGCGCAGCTTCACATCTGCCTTCTCCAGAATCTTGCCGTCATACGGGTAGTTGTGGAATATCTTCTCGAGCTTCTCGTTGCTGAGGAACTTGTTAGCGAGCGCTATGCCGTCCGGGTGGTAAAGGACAGATCTGGTTCTGGGGAGAACAGCGAACCTGATGCTCGCGACGTTTCCGTCCTCATCGCAGAACTGGAACATGAACCCGCGCGCTGGCATAAGCGAACGGTCGATCCCATAGGTGCCCCACACGTCCAGCCCGGTGGCCTCCGTGTCACACGACATCAACTTCTTCGGGTTAAACGATTCGAAACCGAAGGTCTCGTACTTGCCAACGATGGGTGGGAGTGTGAATCGCATGAGTTGACCAAAATACCTCGGAGGAAATCCTCCGAGGTACCACTGGTCCATTACGAGTGCCACCAGGGATTAGGTGAACAGCTCGTCGGGTGCCAGCTCATAGAGCTTCTTGTCGGTGTCGGACGTGACCTTCACCTTGCCGGCTTCGTAATCGATGTCCTTCACCTTGCCGGAGTGGGTCTTGCCCTTGACCTTGAACTTCACGATCTGGCCCTTCTTGAGCTCGACCTCGGGTTCAGCGGGCTCAGGCGGCTCGGGCTCGCCCGCACCGGCACCGGCGCCACGCGCCTCGCGGATCAGGCCGCGGAGCTCGTCGTCGGAGGTCTTGATGTTGAAGGTGACCTCGAGCTCCTCGTCGGTGATGATCTTCTTGAGCGCCTTACGGTCGAGATCGACGAGATCATCTTCCGGCTCGTTCGGCTCCGGCGGTTCGGGGGCCTCACCAGCCGGCTCGGCAGTACCGCCGGCGAGGATGAAGGCCGCGAGCAACTTGAGGACGTTGATCTCGGCTTCGGTGAGGACTGACTTGGGAGTTGCCATGGTCTTGCTTCCTTCTGGCCTGTTTCGGCCGGGTGAATGGTCGGTTGGTTGATGCTTACTTGCTCTTCGCGACGATCAGCTCACGGATCTTGTCGTCGGACATACCGGCGAAGACCGTGATCGGGAGCTTCTCGGCGACGATGTACTTCTTCAGCTCGGAGCGGTTCATCTTCTCGAGGTCGACGCCCTCCTCCTCGGTCGCGCCGCCGGGGCCCTCGTAGCTGGCCAGGATGTCGGTGAGATCGACGCCCTCGAGCACCTTCTTCATGCGGAGGTTGAGGTGATCGCCCTTCTGCTTGGCGGTGATCTGGATGCCGCGCGGACTGGCCTTGATCTCCGCCAGGATCTTCACCAGCTTCGCCTCGTCGAGATTGTCGGCATCGAAGCCCAGCTGCTCGAGGAACTTGTAGAGGTAGACGATGCGCGCCTGCTTGCCTTCGTTCTCCTCGGTGTCGAGCGAGAACCAGAGGCTCACGCGCTTGCCAGCCGAGTCGTCGGTGATCTCGTTGTCGCCGACGAGCAGGTCGAACACGATCTGCGGACCGTTGCTGGTCTCGACGCCGCGCCCCTCGTAAAGGATGGTGGAGTAGGTGCCCTTCCCGAGCTCGGCATCGTCGGGGTAGTCGTTCCCCTTGAAGTTCTTCTTCGCCTCGTTGCCCTTGGTGAAGGTGTTCTTGTTGATCTTGATTCCCAAGCCAGCCATGATTATCCTTTCGCCTTCTTCACGATGAGGAAGGTCTTTTTCTTCGGTGGAGGCGTCTTGACCGAGGCATCAACCTCGACCTGTTCATTGTTGAAAGCTTTGATGAAATTGGTGTGCGATTCGACAGCCGACTTGCCCATCGAGATGACCTTGATCTTGTCCTCACCGACGCGCGGTTCACCACCCTTGCGGATGAAGTGCTCCTCGAGCCGGCAGCCGGACACCACGTCCTCCTCGCCCTCGATGCGGAGGTAGCGATCGGTGCCGTCATAGTAGTAGTTCGCGATGATGTCCACCACGGCTTCGACCACGGCCATCGCAGCGCGTGCCATGGTAGGCTGCACGCGGTCGAGCTTGGAGCCATCGCGCTTCTCGATCTCCTTCTCGGTATCGTGGGATATGAAGACCACACCGCGGTTCATGCTGAGGAGGCGGCGAACAGCGCCATCGAACTCCTGGGCAATCTCGCGCCACGTCGCGCCGTAGTCGTCCATCTCGCTCGGGTGGGCGACACCCTTGGACTTGCAGATGTGATTAAAGCAGTACTCGTATGCGAGATCGATGGTATCGACGATGACCGTCTTGAAGCGGCCTTCCTGCTCTTCCAGGACCTTGACATACCCGAGGAACTGCTTCCAGGTTCGGATGTCCACCTTATAGACCCGCAGTGCTTTGGTGCCGGGCTCGGTGGACATGAAGAACGCGTCTTCGAAATGCGCCGTGATGCTGGTCTTGCCGATCTTCTTCGCACCGTAGAGGAGGATGCTATAATCCTGCAACTCATTGCTCGGTACGTTCGGTTCATCCGGCAGCTCGAACACCTCCTTGATCGTGGTGACAGGCTTCTTGACCAACTTCTTGTCGGCCTTTTTGATAATCATTGCCATGTCATTTCCTTGGGTGTACCGAGCATCATACTGCCAACATTACCAGCGCAAGCTCAGCCTTTACTGAATTTGGAGTAGTTATAGAGCTCTCCGCGGTGGCAGGCCGGCACGTAGTCGCACAGACCATACTTCGATTCGCACGCGCCACCATTCAGCCCAGGATCCTTCTTCTTAACATCGTGCGATGCCGTCTTCCACCAGTCGTAGAATTGCTGAGTGAGATAATGCATGCGCTCAGCCGCGAAGGTTACTTCCGCCGGCGTGAGGAGAACCTCTGTCCTGGAGAAGTAGTGGCCCGGCCGCCCGGCGATGTCCTCCTCAACACGACAGATGAATTGCTTGCGAGACTCCTCCTTACCACGCTTGAGCGCTGGTTTGCGGACGACGTCGTACATGCATGCCATCTTGCTCTTCGGGAATTTCGTCTTCACCGCGAGGATGTAGGAAGTGACCTGCAGGTCCAGCCCGAGGGTGTCTTCGAATCCCTCGATGATCTTGCTCTTGAACTTAGACTCCTTGACGACAACACCTTTGTCGCTCTCCCACACGGAGTCCACCTTACCCTTGAAGGGGACGATCTTACCGTCGCTCATCTTCATCGGTACCTCGAAGCCGTCCTCGTTCATCACGAACTTGCGCGCCGGATCCTTCTTCCAATAGGTGAAGTAAGCGGGGATGAGCACGGTGACCATGTCGAGCACGTTCTCGACCGACTCGCGTTCAAAGGTACCAGCCGACTTCATCAGCTTCTTCTCGTTCTCGGCGACGAACTTCATGACCGTGGTCTGCGCCGTCTTCATCCCGTTCTTGATGACGTAGCTCAGGGACTGGTGATAGATGTCACCCTCCATGAAGACCTTTTTCTGCGGAGCGCGTAGGCCGCACACGTACTTCAGGCGAGCGGCCTCGCGGCAGGTCTGCCATCCCTGGAGGAGAGTAACTGAGACGCCGTTCTTGTGGGGATCATAGCTCATAGGACACCTATCTTATGCATGCCAATTCCGATTGCATCATATTCGTGGGACGTTTTCTTCCCGGTTACGCTGTGAGCTGCATACTTCTTCAAATATCTCTCGACCCTCATCTTCGTTACCTCCTTCGGCAACTGCCCCTTCCAATCTACGATCCGGACAGGCACCACAGCACACCCCAGCGCGCTATAGAAGAAATTATTGATGAAGCCGCATAGCGTGGTGAGCTTGACAATATCGCCTCTCAAATCGGCGACATGACCTACGTTCTGCGGCTGCTCGTAGCAGACCGCGACAATATTGGGACGGTACTCTGACAGGGCGTTCGAGAGCCCTATGCAGATGTCACTGCATCGCCCGTTGAGATCCACTTTTCCTGAGGACGAAACGGACCCGCTGGCTAGGAGCCTGACGCCGTTCCACAGAGCCCAGCCGGTCCCCCCGAGGCCCGGATCGATCGACAGCCACTCCGAATCGGCCACATACTCTTTCCAGTAGTGAGCGGGAGGTAGACTTTTTGTCTTTGAGGGTAGCGTAAACTTCCTCCTCCACAGTTCCTTCTGTAATGAGGTCGATGATGAGGGCGTCCCTTTCTTTTCCAGGCATGACGACACGGTCTTCGCTTTGAGAACGAACTTCATTGGAGTGGCTATTCGAAAAGTAGATTACCGTGTCCGCAGATGATAGGTCCAGTCCGAACCGTCCGCAGGTTTGCTGGACGAGAAGGAAACGGGTGGAGCCTTGGCGGAAATTCTGGATACGAACTCTACGCCTTTCTCGTTCAACTGTACCGTCAATGTATTCCCATCGACCTTTACAATGTTTCCCAAGATAATCTCCTGCCCGTCGGATCTCATCATTAAAGGCGAACCAGATAACGACTCGTTCGGTGGAGGGCAGAGAATTGATAATTCGTTTGACTTCTTCATATTTGTTACTTTCTAGTCGTCGTCCTGGTAGGAATCCTCCGACCATCCGCCGGAGCCAGGAGGTGATGACGAATGAATACTTGGTTTGCGAGTCGTTTTGATCGAGTGACGCGTCATCATAGTCCGTGAGACCTGGAATCTCCCATGTGCGCGCGACCTCCCGTTGTATAGCCACCATTTCCCGTGTCGGCGGCACCATCCTACGTTGGTAAACCTTTCCGATTCGGTACCCGGCTTGTGCTCGGGTGATCGTGACCGCGCATGCATGGTAGGCCTCCTTGATCTTGACCATGTTCTTAACGGGGATGATCCAGTCATACCCGTACTGCTTCGCGTAGCGCTTCCTCCACTTGAAGAAGTTGGTACACTCCATGAACGATCCGTGGGCGAATACCATCTGCGGAAATATATCAAACCACGATTCTGGATTCGGCAGGCCGCTCAACCCGACAGCAAACTCTATGTTCTTCCGTAGATAGAGCATTGACTTGGTTATCGCTGGACCCCAATTCTTGAAGACGGTGGTTTCGTCGGCTACGACACCTTTGAACCCGTACTCTACGAGAGCTTCCTCGAGACGAGGGACGGCTTCGTAGTTCACCAGGATCACCTTCGGCTTATTGGTCTTCCCGGCCCAGGAATTGAGGTAGGCTTCGCGTTCCTTAAGAGATCCTCGGAGGTATACGACTTCCTTAATACCCTCCCGCTCGAGCTCCTCTTCCCAGCCGATAAGAACAGTAGACAGAGAAATAATAAGCAGAGGGAAAGCATTGCGTTGCTCCATCCATCGTATGGCAGTTATCGACTTCCCCAGCCGCATGTCAAAAGCAAAAAAAGCCCCCGATCCTGGAAAGAATCGGAGGGCTCCATCTTGGTAATCCCGAAGCGGACGCTTGGTTATCATCTCTTCGGCGGTGGTCCACGGCGAGCCGCGAACACCTTACCATCATCATCGTACCTGAGAACGGGGCTCGCAGGTCTGCCAGTCCGGGCGTTCAGCTCCCCGCGGTTGTAGCGGTTCCGATACATGCGCATCAGTCGCTGGTCATACCGCGTGGTGCCGAACTCCTCGTTCATGGCTCGGGCGAGCAACCCGTCGGACAGTTTCTTTTTCGCCTGACGCTTCATCAGCATCGCGAAGAAGTAACCACCCGTCTCATTACTCGTCAACCCGAACTGGCTCATGGGTGCCGCTCGGTCAGGCCGAGGGCTTCTTGAGGACCATCTTCGGCTTGACCACCTTGTCGGTCTTCGCCTTCTCGGCCTTGGCCTTGGGAGCCGGCTTGGCGCCGAACTCGGCGATCGGGGTCTCGGGCGCCGGGACGGTGATCGTCTCGACCACGCGGGTGCGGTACTTCAGCTTGCCCTTGTTGAGCGAGCGACGCTTGCGGCCGATGAGCTTGACGACGGTGGCGAGGTCCTTCTTCATCTTGGGGAACTCGGTCTTCAGCTCCTTCGCGAGCTCCTTGTCGGCGGTCTTGCCCTTGTGCTTCAGGAGCAGATCGGCGATGAAGTGGTTGAGCGGCTTGCCGCTCGAGATGCCATTGGCCATGATGAGAATCCTTGTCTTGGTGAATCGTGGATGAGGGTTATGGCCCACGCGCCGGAAACGCCATCGTACAAAAGAAAGACGATCTCGCAAACTCATTCTATTTCATTTATCTTCAAAGCGACCGGTTCTCTGGGAATTCCATCTTTCGTGAGAGCCAGATATTTCACGGTAACTTTCTTCCCGATGAGCTCTTTCTTACGACGGAGGAACATCTTCTTCTGCTCGTACGTTCCTGGCGAGGTACACGCGAAGACCTGCTTCCCGACGAGACACACGAGCGTCGCACATTCGGCGTTCTTCCCCTCACCAGGAGTGACAGCGGCAATGACGAAGTCGTTCTCTTCGTAGTCCTTGTACTTCAGGAGACCGTTGCTCCTCTTCCCCGGCTCGTAACGGGAATCCCCGTCACGGAGCATGATTCCCTCATAACCTCCCTGCTTGAAGAGAGCGTGATGATCAGTTATCTCCTGGTTCAGGACCCCCCTCTCTCCGCTAACTCGGAATGTCTTAACGAGAACGATGTTGGGCCACGAGCGTTTACACCACTTATGAAGATCACTCAATAAGTCGTGACGAATATGGAAATTCTCTTCTGGTGATTCATGGAAGAAGATGTCGTAGACGTGATACTCGATCTTCTTCGTCAGCTCGCTCTCCCCCTTGATAATGTGCATCAGATCCTGGAAAGGATGGCCGTGCAGATAAAGCTCACCATCGAGCGTGACGTCCTCTTGGAACGATCCTTTGATCTGTTTGACAATGTGCGGAACGTAGCAGCCGAGATCGTTCGCCTGACGAGAGAGCATGGACACCCTCTCTTCACCGAAGGGGCAGTAGGATGTCGCACGAATGCCATCCAGCTTCGGCTGAATGAAGAGATCACCTGAGAACTTCTTCAGGCGCTTCTCGTTGTACTTATGGGCGAGCATCGGTTCGATCATACATCCTCCACTAGCGTAGGGTATTCAGCGTTCTGTTGTATCCACTTCTCTACGCGATGAGCGGTATCGAGGTAGAACTTCGATGGCGTCAGGTTCCGTTCTTGGCCAGGACGGTACGCTGCCCAGATCGCATCGCGCAGATTCTGCGGGAGCATGAACCAGTGACGCTTGCAACCCCACTGCGCCGGCGGGACCTGCTTCCTGCAGCCGGGCCAGTGACAGATGTGCTCGCGGGTCTGTCGCTGCGCTGCGACGTACTTCGCCTTGTTGAGATAGAAGCGCGTCACGCCTCGTACTCGACACGGAGGTTGATCTTCCTGCCGAGGACGACAGCGTAGTTCGTGAAGTACGGGTCGTCAGGAAGGGGAGCGCCGGAGGTGGCGATGAGGGAGCGCGTGGCGTACCACGGCTGAGGGTGCCAGATGTCGCGGATGATTCGGACGAGCTTGACGCCCATCTCCTCGCATCGGCGCTGGACTTCCATGGTGATCTGTGCGGGCGACGGACACGGCTCGTTGTCGCGGATCAAGCGAACGATTTCTATCTCGGTGCGCATCAGTTTTCTCCAGGAGACGCTCTTACTATACATACGACGCGTCTGATGACTACCATTTTACAGACTTCACCTTCGACCCCTATATCGCGGATGAAAACTTGAGAGTATGCTCCTTCATCGAGTAATTTCCCTCGACTCTTAGCGAATATCGTAGCTCTCATCTCTAACTTATCATTGATCATACCGAGATAAGAATCACGGGCGATCTCATTAAACTCGGAATCAATCGCTAATTTATAACCGACGTAACTCTCGAAGAAGGCTATATCAGCTCCCTCCTCCGGCTTGTAGTGACAATCAGCACCATCTTCGAATATTTCTCTTAACCGAACAGAAGCTCTCTCGTTTATATGGTAGAGCTGTAGCTTCTTATCGTAATCGTCGAAGTTCATCCACCTATCCCGACGGTTGGGTAGTTGAAGGGTCGCCATTCGCGGTCGCACCACGCGCAGAGGTGCGTTTTGTGCGGACGCGTTTCCCAGACGCCGGTGTCGATGTGGGGGCAGGCGCAGAATGGACAGTGGAGGTATTTCTTTTCTCCAACTGGTCCACTCGGTCCTGCAGAGCGACCATGTTCTTCCATAACGTCCCTATCGTATCGTTGTGGTGCCGAAGGACCTCACGGAGGCGCCATCCGTGGATTACCCAATTGCCCTCGAGGCGAGGACCATCGTGGTCGTAGATGCAGGCGCCTTCGATGAGGTCCTTCGTCGCACTCATTCGACCTTGACCTCGGCAACCGGCGCCGGTCCTGGGATGTAGTACCAGGACCACGCGACGGCTTTGATGAAGAGGATGATGAAGATGACCATGAGGAAGAGGAGGAGGAAGGCCACGACTGCACCACGGAGTGCAGTCTTCAGCGTGACCTTGCTCTTATTCCTCTCGCGACCGCCCGGCGGCGGGAACATGTCGTCAGGCGTCATGACCATCGATCTTTTCCGACTCGATGCGATCGGCATCCTCACGACCCTTGAGCGCGAGGTCTTCGTCGGTCTCGACAGGTTCGTCGGTCTTGACCTTGGTCTCGACCGGCGTCTTGTCCATCTTGTCTTCCGGCTCCTCCTCGTCGTCCTCGGGGGTCTCGACCCTCGGCACGCTGATGCCGAAGATCACCGATTCGAGGTCGACCTTCTTGAAGCCCGGCGGCTTGATGAACTTGCCGTACTCGTCCCACGAATGGCCGGGGGCGAACTTCGCGAGGTTGTTCTCGTCGACCGCGCGGAGGACAGCGACGTCGGGGATGCCGCAGGCGATCAAGGTGCCGGTGGTGACGACCATGACGTCGCAGCAGCCATCGACGACCTCGACGAGGTTGATGGTGTCGTCGTTCTGGACGAGGTCGATGCCGGCGGACGGCGCGAAGCCGAGCGCGGTCACGGTCTCCAGCGCTTCCTCCAGGATCAGGCGAGCGCGGAGCTTGCGGACCTCGAGGCTCGGGACGGTGGGATGTGAGGGGGTCGCCTGCTTGGCCTTCTGCATGAAGTCCTTGACGCGGCGATAGTGCTTCGATTCTTTTGGCATGGTGGCCTCCTATAAATGAGAAACCCGCCGGATTCACCGACGGGTCGCTCATCACGTCTAGCACGACAAGTGCATCCCTTCTCCGCATCCTTTCGGAAGGCCTGCGCAACGTACGGCGACAGGAGGGAAGAATGTGGCCCGAGGCGCTCTCCTCCTCGTTTAGTTTACTACCACGGATGAGCTATCCCGAAATAGTTCCAGCCACAAGTGGTGCTCGGCTTATCACCGAGTCTTCGTACATCTTTCCGCCGTGTACTGGCTAATCCGTTGCCGTGGATGAGGTAGGCCCGCATGATCTATAGGCCAGAGCTATAGGCGGGATTTCCCTTCGACGATATCTCGGATCGGGAGGGCCAGTTCCGCCGATGATATCTGGGTTAATGGTGAAGACGTAGAGAACGTGCCAATCGTCCAACCAACATCCGCCGTAGGAGAGAAAGCATCCCACGTCGACCAGCGCACGGATGATGAAGGTTCGCAGCATCGGTAGAGGCTTATCCTATAGCTCTAGAAACAATCGCAACTCTTTTGTTATGTTTCTTTGATCATTTCCTTGAGGACCATCGCCGGCCAATGGGGCACCCCGCGCGCGTCCCTGGAAAGATTAATGAGCGCCTCGAAGTGCGGACAGCGTTCGTACTCGCCGGTGGTAGGGACGAGACGAGACGGCGGGCTCGAGTTCGCGATATGCCAGAGAGCTTGAGTCTTCTTGTCCATTACCTCATTATATCGTGAGATAAAAGGATGCCTCTCATTTATTCTTGACGACCGAGAATCAATTCCTCAGCGGTCACACCGAGCGGACCACATCTTCCCAGGAGCGCAGGCATGTGATGAGAGGGAATCTGTCCATGAATCCGCCACTGAGAAACTGCTCCATGAGAAATACGACACGTCAAGGCGACGTCTCTCACTGACCCGAGAGTCTTGATGACGACTTCTACGGGTGTAAGCATGGTCGCAGGGTTGCGCCTAGGGGCCTAAAAGCAAGTTAGGAAACCTAACGGTTAGAATTTCTGTCCGTTAGGCAACCTAGGTTGCTGGTCGGCGTGTGCGTGCGTAGAACTAAGGCATGCCCCTACCCGATAAAGATGTCGAGCCGATTCGTGAGACGGTTCCTGTTATCGTCCGGAAGCCGGCTCCATCAATTTCTACTCCCGCTCCAATCCCGGACCGGGTCACCACGGAAGAAGGAATCATGGACATGCCTAACGTCTCAAGCGATCGCATCAACAATGGCGATGGCAACGGAGGTGGCCTCGGTCTCCTCGCTCTCGCCGCCCTCGGCTTCGGTGGTCGCAACGACCACGGCTGTCACCGTCGCGGTGACGATGACTGCGAGTCCCGTCTCGCTGCAGGCCTCAGCCTCGCGAATGTCACGGCCAACATCGTGTCGCCCAAGGACTCGATCGCCGAGACCAGCCGCGCCAAGGACTTCCTCGGCCTGCTGATCGGTCAGACCAAGGACTTCCTGGGTGATGGCCAGCGCGAGATCCAGAAGGAGCTGTGCGACGTCGCCATGCGCCTCCAGGAAGGCCTCTGCGAGACCCGCGACGTGCTCGGCACGCGCATCGACACCGCCAAGGACGCGCTGACCGAGCGTCTGGAGCGTGCCAAGGACGCCCTGCACGCGCGCATCGAGCGCACGCATGACGTGCTCGGGAATAAGCTGGACATCAGCATCCTGCAGCAGGTCAAGGACGCCGGCGAGAACCGTCTGGCCATCCAGAAGCTGGAGAACGAGGTCGATCGCCAGCACTGCCGCACCCGCGAGCTGATCGCGCTGGACGGCGCTCGGACCCGTGAGCTGATCGAGTGCAAGGACGCCCGTCGCCTGGAGCGCAAGCTCGAACGCGCCGAGGAGGAGGTCAGCCAGCTGCGTCAGGACTTCCGCATCGAGCGCATGATCGAGCGCGGGCCGTGCCACCGTCGGGGTCGTGATCGCGACTGCGACGACAACGGCCCTGGCAACAGCGACAAGTGACGAACTGTTCGTAGTCCTCGGACTATGATACGACGGAGCCCGGTGGCGAGGTGCTACCGGGCTCTTTCGTTAGGTGAAGGGATCTTCGGCTGAGATCGCTATGGGCGGATGACCTCCGCCGTAGACGAAGACGTAGACCTTACCGGTCTTCAAGAGCTCCTCTAACTCGGGCTTTGTCAGCTTCCAGCAGGAGATGTAGAATGTTTCTCCTCGCGGGCTTTTGCCTTTGTATACTGGCAGCTCCATGCAGTCGTTGTCGCCGCTAGGAGGGAGGAGATTGTGGTTCGCTCCCTGGAATGGTACGGGTTCAGCCACGGAGTTTCTCCAGAGCCGCCTCGGCTGCCAGAGCACGATCCTTCCATGCTTTGATGGCTATCGCTGCAGTCTCTGCTCTTGATTCAATGAGACGCGGAACCTCCTCGATATCGTGGCATCTTAGCCTACCGAGAGAACAGGAGAGGCGTGCTCTCCAATCCAGCGCCATCCCCTTCAGGCTATTGAGTTCGGCGTACACGAGCTTGAGCTCTTCAGCGCGTATCTCTAATTTCTCCTCCAGCTCTTTGATCCTGCGATCGCGGCGCTGTATGCCGGTCGGGAATAGCGAGAAATCTCCTCTGGCCTTGACAGCTGCGATGTGGGCGCGGACAGCGTTGAGAGTTATCGTCCCGGCGGGTCGGCCGAGGTTGAAAGAGAAGTACTTCGAATGGAGCCAGAAGTCGCCGTTCTCCTTTTCGTCGATACATGCTTCATAGATTTCCATACATGCTCCAGAGAACTTCGCGGGTGATAACGACTGTGAGCGAGAAGATGAGCATGCCGATGCCGAAGGCCGAGACCCACTTGCTGATGAGATCGTGGCGCTCCTGCATACGACGATATCGCTGATCGTAATCATCAATATATGATAATGCGTACGTCAACGAATCTACCTTGTCATCGTGTTCCTTGGCCTCATCGAGGATCTTGCTGATATCCTCTTGAGTCTTATCGATAACGAGCCTATTCTTGGCCATGAGGTCCTTCATCACAGCGAGGCGCATGGCGCGTTCGATACCAGCATGGTCGACGCGAGGATGAAAATACGACTTTCCTCCTACAGGACGGCCACCGTAGATACTACTCATGATGATACCTGCCGGTCATCGTTCCCATTGGCCTATAGACGAGGCCGAAGCAGTACTTCTTGATCTTGTCACGCTGCTCCTGGGTGACATCGTCGTACCCGACGCCGAGGTAGACCGCCGCGGTCATGCGGTACATGTCCCTGCATCCGTTCTCTTCCGCTTGGCGCTGAGCGTACTTGAGAGATGCTTCGAGGTCTCCCTTATAGAGCATATGCTCCGGGGCACCCATCACCTTTTTCAGCTCCTCCACGTGCGCCGAGATATCGAATCGCTCGGGCTCGTAGAGCTTTCTCATCTCCTCCTTGAGATTGTCGCGCTTCGTGCGGGCGACCTTCCCGAGCTGCTCGTAGAACGCGCTGGCTTTGGAGAGTCGTTGACGTTTGATCATTTCTTATTCTCCAGGGCGATGAACTTCATGGTCTTCTTTCTCTCATCTACGCTGTGGACCGCGAGCTTGTCCTCGAAGGGAAGACTGATGACGCTCGGTATGCCGAAGCGGAAGTAAGCTTCCTGGTCTATGCTATGAGTCTTCCCATCGAGTGGGCCTCCGTAGATGGAGAAGACGATGGGAAAGGAGCTCACCGAGCGCGCCGATCGTGGCAGTAGGCGAGAACGCGCTTCATGAGCTCGGAGTCACCGTTGAAGGTCTTGTCATGACAACTATCATCACGGAGGTAGTTGATAACGTTGATGAAGTCGGGCTCATTCGGCATCCAAGCCTTAGGAGCACCATCCATCAGGACAGGCACCTTCTTGGTCGTGACCAGCGGCGCTCCAACGAGAGCGAGAGTCTTGTTCATCTCGTTCTCAAAGCGACGAGCAAGATCGTCGTCCTCCGTCGCAGCGATCCATCCTCCTGCTTCGGTACGGATGACGTTGATGTAGTGCTTGCTGACGGTGATGGTCATGGCTTGTCCAGTTCGCTCGGATGGACCAGCTTCTGCTTGATCGCGCAGTAAGCGGTGATGATGGTAATGAGAATGAGGAGACAGAAGACCACTCCGTAGAGCCACCCTGGCGCATTAAAACGTTCGAGGCTCAGGAACGCGAGGAAATACGGTGCAGGACCGAACGGTCGGACGGGCAGGTACTTCGTGTGGATGACTTTCATGGATCTATTCCTTGGATCTTGCTGTCGAATGCTTGGATGGTGCCGTCGAGTGCCTCGATGGCTGCGAGGATCTGGCTCGCGCGGTGGGAGTGCTTGCCGTGCCTCATGAGGAAGTAACGGATCCTCTCCATGCTATCGCCGAGCTCGCTGACGTGGAAGAGGGCCTCACCGAGCTCCTGTTGCGCATGAAGGAGAGGCCTGCGGACCGATCCGTCCTCGTTGTAGATGATTGATTTCTTGGCCATGCTATGCCTCCCAATCCAGAGTCTGTTCCTGGTGAAGACGGATCGTGCCGCCGGATGCGTTGTCGATGAACGCGCCCTTGACCTCGGGGAACGGATGGAGCACCGGATACCGGCCTGCGCCCGCGCTACCCGAGCGGTTGATCTTGTGGATCGGCGGAGGGAGCTTCGTGTTCGCGAGCTCGGGGATGTCACGATCCTCGTTGAGCTTGTTCTCGGTGGTCAAGACAGCCATATGCCTCCGATGATACTCCGAATATCCCAGCCACCAAGGATCATCTTGGGGGATATTGCGATCAACTACGAAGTGATCGTATTGCGTATAGAACCGATGGATCATCTTGGGACGCTGCCGATACTTGACGCTCATGGCCCGGACCCCATACGCCGTGTGCGTCGAGCGGATCTCGAACTCGTCGCAGAGCGCACGACCGTACGCGAGGAGGCTCCCGAGGTTGTTCCTCCAGGAGTTGACCACGTATCCATCCGACAGCTCCCTCGTCCTATGGGACGTGCTGGCGAATGGTGTGAGGAGATCATTGACGAGTACGACACCCTTTATCACCTGATTCGTGAACATTATCGTCTTTGCGAGGGTGGGCGTATCGAGCAGCTTCGCGCTGATCGTATACGACTCGTCAGGGAGGTAGGTGAGCATGATTGGGGTAGGATAATGGGTGTAGGGGTGTGGGGTCGGGGTCTTCTTGTCTAATTGAGGGTAGCTTAGGGGGTATTACCTGTTGGCAATTGTTCTTTATCGAGGTTATCTCTCTCATCGTCGATCTCTTCGATTGGTTCGAACTCCTATCCCTCTAAGTCTCTCTCGATTCTCTTCGATCATCTCATACTTGAGTAGACATATTCTGAGAGTGTCTTTTAGAGGGAAGAGGGAAGGGTGCACACCCCTACCCCTATTATCCGTAGGCAATTAACGCTTGCCTTTGCTCCTAATATGATGCCAGGATTCGCTCCATGGGCAGTAAGTCACGGGATCCGAAGAAGAAACCGAAGCTCGTCCTGAGGAAGAGTACCAAGAAGATGGTCCTCAAGCGACCGCCCGAGACGAAGAAGCCGATACCGAGCAAGACTCCAGGAAAGCCGAACCTCCCGAAGACCGTCGTGTTCGTGAAGAGCGACAAGAACGTCTTCGACACCATGAACATCAAGGCTCCGAACACCGGAGTGATCAAGATCAGGGCGCCGAAGCTCGATCCCACTGAATCGTTCCAGGACAAGCTCGTCCGGATGACAGTGGACCCTGAGGAGCTGCTCGCAATGGTCATGATGGGCGATGTGGTCGGTCTCGGGCTGATGTCTCAGGAGGAGTTGGACGCTGAGGCGATCTACAACACGGACGGAATCCCCTTGAAGCCCTCGGGGCGCGACATAGCCCGAAGCATGATGGATGGGAAGATCCGGCTGAAGGCGATCTGTGAGGCGATACCCTATCTGCGCGCGAAGAAGGCCGATAAGAGTGCGCTGCCGGGCTCATCTGCTCCAGGAACCGAGGGTGAGGAGCGCGTGAACATCTACATTCCGGACAACGGGAGGAGTAAATGATCCTTCGTCCTCAGCCCGGTCCTCAAGAGGCGTTCCTGTCCACATCAGCGGACATCGCTATCTATGGAGGCGCCGCATTCGGAGGCAAGACGTTCGGCATTCTCATGGATCCGCTCAGGGGCGTGAACGATCCAGGCTGGTCCGGAGTCATCTTCAGGCGTACGAGCCCGCAGATCACGAACGATGGTGGTCTCTGGGACACGAGCGAGATGATCTACTCCAGCGCAGGAGGCACGCCGATAGAGAGCGCCAAGCGATGGGAGTGGCCCGCTGGACCGAGCATCCGCTTCGCTCATATGCAGCACGAGAAGGACAAGCTCTCGCATCAGGGCGCGGCTTACCCGTTCATCGGTTGGGACGAGCTCACCCACTTCTCCAAGTCGCAGTTCTTCTACCTGCTATCTCGCAATCGCCTCGCTAAGCCCTGTAAGATCCGCCCCTACATGAGGGCGACGTGCAACCCCGAGTGCGATTCGTGGGTCAAGGACTTCATCTCGTGGTGGCTGGACGAGAACGGATTCCCCATCCCTGAACGCTCGGGTGTGCTGCGCTACTTCGTTCGTAAGGGTGATGCGATCCATTGGGCCGATACTCCTGATGAGCTCTTTGATCTCTGCACGCGCAATCCGGTCACGAAGGAGCTGGTCCCGCCGAAGTCGCTCACGTTCATTCCCTCCAGGATCGAGGACAATGAGCTCGGCATGGCCAACGACCCGGACTACCTCGGTAATCTGGAAGCGCTCCCTCTCGTAGAGCGCGAGAAGCTGAGGCATGGGAACTGGAACGTTCGTCCTGTCGCTGGCATGTTCTTCCAGCGCGCGTGGTTTGACTTCGTGACCACTGAGCCGAAGAGCGGACGTACGATACGCTATTGGGACAGAGCTGCGACTGAACCGAGCACTGGCAACCCTGACCCTGACTGGACTGTCGGGACGAAAGTGAATTACAGCCATGGCATCTTTACCATCTGTGACGTTCGTCGTTTCCGTAAGCGCCCCGAGGGTGTGCTCGAGGAGATCAAAGCGACATGTATGCTTGACGGTGAGGATTGCGAGCCCTGGCTTGAGCTCGACCCCGCTCAAGCTGGCAAGGCTGAGCGTGCCATGTACCAGAAGGAACTTATCGACTGTCCTTCGCCAGTGCGCTTCCTTCCGCCGAAGGGTTCAAAAGCTAAACGAGCCCTGATGATGTCGGCTCAGGCTGAGGCGCGGAACATCAAGCTCATTCAAGCTCCTTGGAACAAGGCGTTCCTTGAGGAGCTGGAGGCGTTCGCTGATTGGGACACGCTGCCTGAGGACATGATCCCCACCAAACTTCCGCATGATGACCAAGTCGACACCGTGTCAGGCGCTGGTCTCGTGCTCGTTCGTTCACCTGTAGAATAGGACTCAACATGGAATTCAATATCCTCGGCTTTGAGTTTGGCATCGGTCGTCCACCCGCGCGCGTGCATACTCCTCAGCGCATGGTCGGTGAGAAGATCTCCGACACCGCGCCGATCATCTACCAGATGTACGCTGGGAACGAGAATTGGGGCGTCTGGACCAAGCGCGACTTCAAGCAGTACGCGAGCGAGGCCTACGTCAAGTGTCTCCCGGCCTACCGCTCCATCAACATGATCGCCAAGAGCGCGAGCGAGATCCCTCTGCGCGTGATGCAGGGCGACAAGACCAACCTGAAGAAGTGTCGTCAGCTCCCGAGCAAGCACCCGCTCGTCAAGCTGCTGAACAAGCCGAACCCGACGCAGAACGGAAAGGTCTTCTTCAACAACGTCATCTCATACCTCATGCTCACGGGTAACTCGTACGTCGAGGGCATCGGCCAGACTCCTCGCAAGAACTCCATGGGCGATGACATCGATGGCGGTGGTGGCCCGGTGGAACTCTGGACCCAGCGTCCCGATCGCATGCGCGTGCTCCCGAGCAAGATGGGCGTCGCGGGATTCATCTACGATTTCAACGCTGATACGAAGCGTTGGGACATGAACCCGATCGACAACACCGGACCGATCTGTCACATCAAGTTCTTCAACCCGCTGGACGACTGGTACGGCATGAGCCCGGTTGAGGCCGCGAGCATGGAGATCGATGGTCGCAACATGAGCGGGAAGTGGAATCAGTCACTCCTCCAGAATGGTGCGAAGCCCAGCGGTGCGCTCGTCTACAAGCCGGCTGAAACTGATCCCGCGAACCTCACGGTCACCCAGAAGGAGGCCATCAAGGAGCAGATCAACGATGGCATGGTCGGCCCGAACAACGCGGGTCGCATCCCCATTCTGGACGGCCGTCTCGAGTGGATGCAGATGTCTCTCACTCCTGCCGAGATGGACTGGCTCGAGTCGCGCAATGCAGCCGCGCGTGATGTCTC